CTTCTAACAATATCATCTACAGTAAATTCAATTGTTTCGAAGCAATCTGTGCTCATTTTGTCAATAACTTTTTTAAAGTGTCTTAGACCTGAAACATCTAGTCTATTTTTTGATGTTGCAAGATCATCCTGTTTCGTGTCACCGCAAAGAATAATTCTGGAACTTTCTCCGACTCTCGTCATAATTGTTCTAAGTTCATCCCATCTCATATTTTGGCATTCATCAACAATAATAAGAGCATTGTCAAATGTCAAACCCCTAATAAAGGATGTACTCATAAATCGAATCATATTTTTCTGCTTCATGATTTGATATGCATCACCTCGTTCAAACAGATCATTTACAATATCAACATATGGTGCTTCAAAATACGACATCTTTTCCTGTGCACCACCCGGCATGTGACCTTGTTCACGTGATTGAACAGATGATCTAACGACTATAATCTCCTTGTATTGTTTTTTTGCCATAACGTCTTTAAGTGCCAAATAGAGAGAAATGTAAGTTTTTCCGGTACCTGCCGAACCTACTGCCAAAATATTCTTGCCATTATTATATGCATCAAATAATTTTGTTTGCGTATCTGTAATAGGTTCAATCCGTTTCATGCCAAATTTTGTATCTATCAGATAATCAGTTTCTCTAACGACTTGGGTTCTTTTTGTTTTTGTCAGACGTTTTCTAGTTGACATGTAAACTCCTGTTATTGATTAAGAGTAAATTTAAAACGTATTGATACTATCCTTCTTATGATGGTGTCTTACGTTCCTTAGAACATCACGAAAACCGTCGTCGGGCTTTCTTATCCCAAGACGGACCGGGTCACCGAATCCCGGAAACTTATTAAAAATTTGTGTGATATGAGAATTGTCTTCTAAATAACCCGCAAGTTCTGAGTATTTCAGAACTACTTCAAACTCTTCTTGAGTGTTGTCATTTCGCATAGAGTAGATTGGCATTTAGTCTCCTATAAAAAAATGGGGTCGGCTTTGTAGACCGACCCCGTATCAAAATATCATTATTCCTACGATCTACAAGTTTATTTATACCAATTATGATTTTCCGAACCATCAATTAGTGAATAAATTTGCTTCCAGTTATCAACTCTTTTGATCCTTGAATTAACTGCATCATTTGCATTATAGTGATGGTTTACTAAAATACAGCGCATGTTATAGTCTAGACCATATTCTGCATTCTTTGTAAGATCTTCCAACCAGAAACAATCTGTATCTTTGTATTCCTTAAGAAGTTCCTTTTTATTTTTGGATGAACCACAAAGAATTAATTGTTCGAATGTTGTTTTACCAAATAGATTGTGAATATTTTCCATCCGAGCTTCATACATATCCTGTGTATTAGGGATTGCAGAGATACAATGAAAAACATATCCATGTTCCTCGTGTAGTTTTCGGATATACTTGATTGCATCTTTGAAAGGTGCTAGTCGTTTAAGTGCAGCACTTTCATTGAAGGCTTGTGTTAGCATTTCAGCTTCACTAGATGAGATACCATACATATCTTCAATATCATAGCAACCCATTTTCAGGATTTTATAACCATTTGCAATCATCCATTTATGGAAACCTGGTTCCCAATATCCGCATACACCATCATAATCTGTGACAATTACATTTCCATAAACTTGCATTATTTTGATCCTAAACTTAAAGCAATGGCAAGATTGTGATTTGTTGTTTCAAAATCTTTGTGGTGAATTGCAAAACCACCATGTTCAGCCCATGGAATACAGTTCTTTTCAAAATCATCAATAAGGACATCGCCGGGTGAATGCATAAACAAGCACTTATTCTTGCCACCCATCATCGGGATAACTGTGATATCAGGTGAAAGATGTTTATAAACCCACTGACGTTTCTGCACAGCAGCTACTGTATAGTTTGATTTTGGGCATGCAGTCAAAATGGTTGGATTCATATGCTCAACTGAACGAAAGAACTCAAGAGCACCTGGCATAAGCGGGAGATTACTAAAGAAATTTCCATGCCCGTTAATCCATTTCCAAAGTGTAGGATCATCAAGTTTATGGCTTTCGATTCCAAATGCTTCAAGAAAGTATTTGTCAAAGTCAGCCATCACACCGTCTAGGTCGATATAAAGCTTAGTCATAATATAGTATAACCTTTCAGGAATTATTCATCTTCACGATCTTCAAACCGCGAAAGTTTTTCATTTGTTTTCTTGCGACGATTATCACGGCGTTCACGCAATTTACGATCCTTCTCGTAATCATCGTTACCCCACTCGTCGTCCCATTCTTCGCGGAACTTCTTGAAGGATTTAGTCATTTAGTGATTCCTTTTCCATTTATAGATATAATATATTATGATTCTTTTGATTTGTCAATAGTTTCTAGCGGAAACTCTTGTGGAAATGCAGTAATAACGACATTTTTTGACAAACCTTTTAGTGGTTTTTGTTCGATCATTTTGCAAAGAAGTTCCGCATCTTCATTATCCACATCTTCCAAAAGTGATATAAAGAGTTGTTCTCTCTTTACACTATTTAGATTATCATATCCACCACCTTTGACAAATATTCTTAGACGTCTTGCTTCTGCATATAACATACCTTCAACTCCAACATAGGAATTTTTCTTCCATGGTGGTGCTGTATTAGGAATCAAAAATTCCACATTTTTATCATATGTATATTTCAAAACTGTGCGAAGAGCAGGGTTATCGTGCTTTCTAAGCCAATCCACTTTTTCTTCCACAGTCTTTAATTCTGTTGCTTTATTTACAATTTCTGCTATTGAAAATCGCATCAAAAGTCTCCAATATCTGTTATAAGGTTCTTTAGTTTACGTGTTACAAAATAGTTAAATAGCGATGATCTACCTACTTCTTTCTCTTTTGCAAATTCTGTTAGAATTTGTTCTTTATAGTTGGCAGGAACTTCAGCAAGATCAATCATTGTCTTGTTGCGGAAATATCTACTTTTGGTAGTTTCATCCATATGTTCAGGGCCCCTCATCAAGTCTTCCAGTCGCTTCGATGTAACGGCTTTTTGGCGTTCACCAACTACAATCGAATTGTCTGGAGACAAAATATTAGGAACTCCGTCACTGCCATCACCCCGGATAATGTGTTCAGCTAGATATTTATTTGGTTCATTATTTTGAACCCACTTTTTCTGCACTGGATTGTATTGTTTGACATTTGCATATTTTTGCAGCTGGATATAGTCTTTATCTCCGGACAATACCAAAATACTTTCAGTACCATTATTCATTTCCACGCCATATTTATGACAGATAGTACCGATAGTATCATCAGCTTCGCAGTGATCAAAGTGTAATACTTTGTATGGAAAAAACTCGTCTAGTTCTTCACGAATAGTATTGATGATACGGAATAATTCATTCCAATCAAGTTCAGACTCTTCACGAGATTTGCGGCGGCCTGCCTTGTAGTATGGAAAAATCTGACGGCGCCAAGACTTTTGACCATCTGCACAGATCACGAGTTCACCAAAATTTTCAGTAAACTTTTTTCGATTAGCTCGTAGGGAATTTAGAAACATATGACGAATTAAATTTTCGTCAATATCAACATTTGTATGATTACCAATACTCATAAAGAGTGAGGCAAGCATGACCTGGTTATAGTCTACAAGTATCATCCTATTTTATCCTTATTCAATTTTATACATAATAACTATAACATACTTTAAGCAAATGTCAACTATTTTCATCAGTGATAGTGAATACATTTCTTGCATAGTCCTGTAGAAAATGTTCTTCTTTTCTTAGATTTAATTGTAGTGATGTTATTGCTTCTTTCAATAAAATTATGGATGGCAGTATTTCATTAAAATTCTCTTCGAGATTATAACCAAGTCTAACTAATGATTCAAGAGATGAACTTAAGATTGTATCAGTGATTACTTCTACTTCATAGTCCAGTTTAGGTTCTTGAATAGTTGTTGTGTTTGTTTTACTCAATCGTGATTTAAAATCAATTATTTCAGCCATTTCCATTTAACTGCTTTAGAAGACTAATCCATTTAGATTGAAAATGTGGTATCGAGTTTTTATTAAGTTCTCTGATTGTATCTGCAGAAAGTGCACTAATAAATCCAGGGTTTTTATGTTCTTGCTTTAGAAGTGACTTTGTCATTATATATGCAACATTTGCATGCATATTATGATTTTCAGTATAGTCATACATGACAGTTGCACCTCCTGCAGTTTCTGGGAGCGCACCTAAACTTGGGTGTATTACTGTGCAGCCACACTTAATTGCTTCAATCATAGCAATACAAGATGTTTCAGTCCAAATGCAGGGATACAAAAATACATGTGATTGCTTGAGTGCTGCAAGTACTTCTTCGTTTGATTTTGTTCCGTGATATGTAATCTTTGGATGTGTTTTCAAAGCATCAAAAAGTTTTTCATAATGTTTGTCACGTTCTTTCCAACCATAGATTTCAAAAGATGAGTAGACATCCAAGTGAATATTATCAAATTCTTTTGAAAGTGCATCAAAAATTGGATACAAAAGTTCCAGCCCGCGATGGGGTGTTGTGTGATATATAAACCGAATAGGACCAATCGGCCTTTCAATATATTCAAACTCAGTTTCAATGGCATTTTCAATTACAGAACACATCGAATACGGAATACCATACATAGTAATATATTGATCTCTTTGCCAGTGTGAAACAAACACTAATTTTGAAAATTTATTCCACCCACCATTTAGAAGGATTTTATTCTCTGGATCGGCTGCCAAATCATGGCAATAAAAGATATTTTTAACATCATCATAAATTTGTCTAGGTCTAGAAAAATGGATGGCAAAATTATCTAGTAGAGATGAGGGAACCGCCGCTAAAAGCCGATCCCTCATCATTTCAGTGCCACCTCTAGCGTTTCTAGATAGATCAGTATCTACTATTGCGCCTCGGTAAATACAACTCATGCAATAAACTCACTTGTAAAATCTTTGACTGAGTCCCATCTAAAACTGCGCCAGCCAGGTGCATTTACATCATATACTGGCTGGACGGCGGGATTTTCTGTCTTCGATTTAGTTGTTTCGGACAATACACCATCAGAAGGAATCATTAATTCATTGAGAGTGCAATACATCACTCGCTCTTCACCATTAACCTTTGTAAATGTTACTTTACAGATTTTCTCATAAAGGGCATTTTTAATTGTGTCTCTATCTAGCAATTCCATTATCAACCCCCAGTCATACTGAATGATTTCTTTTCGAGTTCCTTGCGTGATCCGTGCATAAGATCATTGTAGCGAACTCGAATAAATTTCTTATCAGTCTGTTCTTTATTTGGATTTGCCATAGTAACCCAAGGATTACTACCATTAATCCAAGCACTCTGGCGGTTCAACATATCTTGTCCGGTATCACGATCTGCGCGGATTGCATTACATGTAGCATTTGCTACATTCTTGCGTTCGCCTTTTGAGATATATGTCTTACCGCTTGCCTTTTTAGCCATAGTATATTCACTCCTTCATTTTTTTGGTAATTTTATTAGACCTAAGTCCATGAGAATTTTATAATTAATTTCTGTAAGATCACCGAATGGGTTTAATCTTAGGGCCGTAATTAATCTATCTATATAAATTAATTCTTTTTCATTTTTACTTGCAATACTAAAAGATTCAAAGAAAGTTTCTATGTCATATGGATTTTCACATAATATCCTGGTCGATACCACCTTTTTCTTTTTTATTGATTTTTCTTCCATTGGATTCCTTTTCGTGGATCATTTGAATCGCACTAAAGAACTCTGTCTTAGTGCCGTTATTATGAACACGATAGGTGCGAATATCTGGTTGTTCAGAAAGAAGATGTGATTTTATAATAGGGGTTTGTTTGCCCAAAACAAGTTCTTCCACAAGGTTTCCATTAAAGTATCTTCTTGAATCCGAAGAAAAATTGCAACCTTCTCGTGTAAGCTGAATGACTAATATAATTTCAGCTCCAAACTTATTTATAATTGGAGAAAGTTCCTCTTGGAAGCCGCCGTCACTGACACAGAAATTGCGGTCAGTTGTTATCTGTTCTGATAACTTTTTGCCAAAATATTCTTTACCGTATTTAGGTTTGATATATTGTTCGGAAACATAGATCATTGCATCTCTACGACTTAATGACTGTCCGTTTATTTTTAATTGGGGAACAGGTTGCTCTTTTATTGTTCTATCATTATAACCTTTCATAAACCAACCTTTAGAAACACCAAAGAATTTGAATGTTTCTTTGAATAGTTCTTCTTTGAATGAAAGGTGTTTGTATCCTAGTGTCTCATAAAATAAACAGGCTGCGTCTTTGCCGCAGCCTGGAGGACCATTAAAAACTATTACTGACAATTAAACCTCTGCACCTAGATCTGAAAAGGCGTCATCCCATTCTTCTGCTGTAATACCAGAAAGAATAAATTCACGGTCGCTGTCAGTAAGATAGGGCATAATGTCGTGGATATTCCCATGACCTGCCTGCCATGCCATGTAATCATCAAGATTAACGGGAATGCTACGAGTACGTTCGATGCCAGAGATTACGCTTTTACGTTTGATATACATGTCGATCCATCCTCATTTATATTTGTCGTATAATTCAATATATACTCATTCATTTGGTTTGTCAACCATTTTGTTGAACCCAAGTTTTGCTATATAGTAAGCATCAACTATGTCAGAGACTGGGTTCCATATTTTCTCGTTCATTATGTCGAGTGTCTTTCGAATGTCGACATTTGTTTCTTCTAGAAAACATTCATACAAACGTTCTTTATTTGAATTTCCCTTTCCCGTGGCGTGTTTCTTTATTTCAGATGGCGCAAAAACAGAAAATGGTATTCCATCTTTCCATAATTTATATTTAAGAAGACCAGTGTTTTCGGCAATCTGAAAGACTCTACCTACTGCATTATATGCATAACCTTCAATGAAGCATTTTTCTGCTTTATTTTCCATAATAATACGAGAAGACCAACCTGATATATTATCATATCTGTGAGCATCCGAATCATATTTTTCGTATTCAGTCCCAAAGAACTGCCCAGAAAAAACAATCCATTTTGGTTTTGGGGAAAGATAATAAAACTTACAATTCTTGACATCCCACGTGTCACCATCGTGAACACAAATAGATGGACTTGTTAAACTATAATCAATACCAGCAATAATAGTCATAAATACCTCTACATTTTCTATAGAGGTATTTATTTCATTACTTACATGTTGTCAGAATACCGCTTCATTTGTTCTCGTGCTTCTTCCAAGTAATTAGAAGCACCACCGACTCCACCAGTTTCATCAAACCAGACAAAGACACCTTCATCATATTGATAGATATGACTTTCAATTACAATGGGATATTTTGGTTTGGCAAGATATTCGGTATTATCATAATATTCCATAGTCAATTCCTTCTCATTTGAGCAACATCAATAGCGGCTTCTCTGTTATCACGCCGAATAGGAACAAGATTTGATTTGTGCATTACTGTAATTCCCATAATCTCGTTTCCGGAATATACATTTTCAAGTTTTTTTGGTGTTTGGCCTGGAATAGTATCTGAAGTTTTTGGAAGTGTTGATTTTACTCTGTAGTCTGGTATTTCATTAACGATAATACCCTTATATCTACCAGTAAACCCAACACGAACCAAAAGTAATTCCATTTGTCTTTCAGCTTCAATTAGTGATTTTCTTTTCTTTTTCATGTCAATGGTTTCAATTTGAAGTCGGGAATTTGATAAGTGTAAATCTGCATTAACATACTGACCTTGTATAGATCTTGATTCAATCTACCTTCTAGATAATCCACAAGATCTATAGTTGAGTTTGTATCTACAAGATGCATATCAAAATCAACTTCAAGAGCTTCAGATATTGTACAATCCAAATCAATCATAATTTCTACAATACTTTGTTCATATGAACAAATAGTGACGTGAGTTTTATAATAAACCGATTCTAGTAAATTGTCAATAATTGATTTAGAATGGTTGGTCACCATACCCACCGATCGTATTTTCTACTTCTTTTACTAAATCTTCATAACCACCAATGTATCTATCATCCCACCATATCTGCGGTACTGTTTTTACACTAGGTAATTTTACTTTCATATCGTTCAGATTCTTGTCATCATCTGTGTCTTTCCATTCATATCTGAGACTATATCGTTCCGCAAGTCGTTTTGCTCGGATACACCAACCACATCTTGAATGGCCATAAATTGTAATCATTTCTTTAAATCCTTTCTTGTAAACCAATAACTCCAAGAGTGTAGACAGTGATGTGGATCAAACCAAAATATGGAATCAATTAACAATACTAAATTAAACTTACCTTCTCTTTTTCGTTGGTAGTTTCGTGCGCTGAAACTTTGATTGCTATAACCACCAAGAATTACGTTTAATAATATCGAAAATGCTATAAATATTCGCTGAAAATATTTCTTTATTTTTATTGGTTCCATGGAATAACTCCTTCATAATGCCATGGTGTATTTATTCCATATCAGATATCTTTTATGTGTTCACTCCTTAAACTCAACTGGCACACAAAAGCCATTCTTCCATGACGAATATTTTGCCTTAGCAAGACTAGTTTCAGTTTCTCCGCTGTACAGAATTTTATTGAGCTTGATTTTTTTACGCTTGTCGAGCCAAGTTCCGAGCATAATAATCCCTATAAAGGAAGCAACAAAAACCGTTAATACACCAGTTGTTACTAAAGCGTCGGCTGTGTGGTAGATAAACCCATATCCAATTGAATATACAAGCCAAATGAAGGCCGCGGCGACAGCAAGTACAAATGTAGCAACAACAAGAACTTTAAAGATACTATAGAGAGTCAGTTGCCAATATGAACAAAGATTATCTTTACTCTGGACATATCGCTGGGCATAACCTTCACTTTTTAAAGTACCATTTGTCTGGCACATCTCAAGATTAAGTTTATAATGCCAGGAATTTTTATTTACGGAAAATAGTTTCATTTGATACCTTCTTCATCTAGTGCTTCACGGAGCAGTTTAAGCAATTCATCATATGTCTCTACCATAGGCATAGCATACCGATCACATACCATCTTTACATTACCATACCGATAAAACTCTTTTGGGCAACAAACAATGACATTATCGCCGTTAAATAGTCCAAGTTCAAGAAGAGTGATTGGTGCTTTTGAATCAGCAGTAAAGTAGTATAAATTTGCATCTGCTTGCTCTTGACATTCCAGTTCCCATTCTACTTGTTCATAGAATTTTGTTCCTGGTGTTGGATCTTGAATCCAAGATGAATCCCAATCATCGCGGCGGGGATTTAGAAGGACCAGATCGGTATAATCTGAAAGATCATTTGTTAGGCGTACTTGCCAATTCTCTGCTGCACCCATGTCGATTGATCCGCCGAGGAAAATACTCATTGACTCGTCTTGAATGTAGGGTTCTGGTGCTTTAATTACCCGTGCCATATTATACTCCGTAAATATCTGTTGCAATTTGACCTGCGCGTTTCATGTCAGCAAGTGCGCCAAACTGATCACGGAGTGCTTTCATAATTTCACCTTTCTTAGGTACAGAACTCATTTTACTGTGACCAGTCATGAATACTCTAAGAAATGTAGTGATTTCTTCATCTGATGCCATTTGTGGTAGAACACCAACCAGAATTTGTTTTTCAAAGTTAAGAGAAATACGACGACCATCATCAATATTCAACTTAAGATTTTCATCAATCGTAGCAACAAGTTTTTGGATTACTTTAATTGCTTCATCTTCAGTCGTGGCACGATTACCGTTATTTTTACCTACTTTTTCAATTTCACTAAGAGCAAATAGAATAGCAGGTGCAACGGGGCTTCGTACTTTTCGAAGAGCCATAGACTCGGTTTTTAGTTTTTCTACGATATTCATTTTACTTTCCATTGTTTTTTTACTGATTGAATCGCAGATATCATTGCAACAGAGTTGCCTTGAACATCAACGATTCTTTTCCAATATTTGAGTTTACGTTTTGCAATTAAAATTTCTGCTTCTGCTTGACGTTTTTCAGCAAAAGTTGATCGAGAGTTTACTGCGATAAAGTCAAGATACATCAAATTCGAAAAGTGTTTTTCATATTGTTTAACTCCATCGTAATGATAAGGATCAAACGGACCTTCGAACTTAGAAGAAGCAGTATCGTAGATGATTCCCATGACATATTCTCCTGATTTATTAATCTATAATAATACAAGTGTTAAGAAATGTCAACTGTATTTTACGACACATAAACAACTTAAACTATCACTATCGAAGTGTTCTTCGATTTTCAACAACTGTGACCAAATCAAATCCAATAATCTTGACGGTAACCGATCCTTTATGAATTCCATCTACAGTAATTTCCATGAACCCCTCACCATTACCATATGCTGTACCCCAAATGTCAAGCATTTCATGCACCATTTCTTCGGAGGCATAACCATCAATACACATACGAAGATTGTTTATAGAAGATGAATCCAGTGCATATGGCGATGATCCATATTCAGTGTCAAAATTCATAAACTCAATTGGCAATTCGGGATACTCTTCATCCACATCACTGAGAAGTGGTCTAACTTTAGCATCAAAAACTTTTCGAGCCTGTTCTGCACCGTATCGTTCTGCACCCCAACCAGTCAACGCAACACAAACAATCTCGTCAACATTGCCAGCATACTGGTCCAGTTTTACTACTAGGAATTTATCTTTCATTTCAAATCATCCAATTCAGGGTCATACTTCAAAGTTACTTGGTATTCTTTTTGTAGGTGGTCGCGTATCCATTCTGCAACACCTGGCACCGCTTCACAGAGCGCCAGGTCTTCTAGTGTTGAATAGACTTCTTGAAGGTCTACTTGAAGGTCTACTTGAATTCCCATCAATCGCCGCCTTTCAGCAAAAACGAGTTGGAAATGGTTTTGAAGCTGAAGCTCGGGTCTTCATTGCACTTCCACACAAGGCCTTCGCGGATTTTGTGACTGATACTTGGTCCTTCTGCAAGAGCAAGACCTTCGTCAACGCTGTTAGGCGCTTTCCAGTCAGTGCCAAGAACAGGAACATGATCTAGCTCATGAAAATCGGCAACCCATTGGCGATTTGCCGGAGTAAGGTATTCGTGCTTTACAATGTCAAAAATGTCGAATACAAAGAAACGATGTTCCTTAAAGTTTTCACGGTTACCTTGGATCGAAGGCCCGCACATTTCTCCCTGAAATGCTAGACCATCTTTGATCTTATCACCAATCTTGAGAGCCATAGCAACAAAGGTGTTGCCTGCATTTTCTTCATTGATCTTGAGCTCAAGGTTACGACTGCAAACACGAAGAACACCTTCCCAGCGGAAGATTGTGCAACTCGAACCGTCCAGTTTCATTGTAACTTCGTAGGTAGGTTCTTGGAAGTCAGCAGGAACAACGACAGGATGCTCTTGAAGAGTCTGAGTCTCAGCATTCCAGACCTTCTCAGTAGCAAACCTCTTGGCCCGCTTTTGAATATCACCAAAACAGTTCTGAATACGCTCTTGATCGGTCTTGGGGATCAAGGAAGTCGGAAACATACCCACAGCTTGGCCTTGAAGCTGAGCAGGAATTGGAGATTCCCACTTTTGGATGCCGAGGTATTCAGTGCAGTCGTATCCTTCAGACAATGATACTGAAGTATCATTTGCACCAAACCAAACTACATCTTTCTCATCTTCTGGATTTGTTGCTCGTGGGCCAAAGACATCAAGAATGTCGGTATCGAGTAGAAGCCCTTGAGAAACCTGACCACGCAAGCGAATAGTTCGTAGACGTTCGCCTTTCACTCCGTTGTATTCGCGCGGTTCATTGCCTTTCGACAAGAAAGGAGCAAGTTCAGTTGGGACCCAAGCGTCAATTTCAATGTAGGCTGCAAGGTCACCGACCGCAAACTCACTTTTTTTCACTACGACTTTCCAGCCGTCAATAGTTGCTACTTCGATGGCGTCAGCACCTTCGATGGGCTGAATATCGGCAATCCGACGAATAGAAGCAAGTTTACGTTCGGTCATGTGATTTCCTTAATCGGACGAGGATGAGTAAGAGGGGCCAGAGTCATACGACGAAGAACTCGAAGAGTCGTGTGAATGTGAGTGAGAAGACCAACTAGACCCAGAGTCGTGAGAGTGTTTTGGTGGATCATAGTCTGGTTGATTCAAGGGATTTAGAGGGGAAATTGGATTTAGTGGGTTGAAAGGATCCGTCAATGGATCGTATGTCGAGGATGGTGTTTCACGCCGATATGTCGAGTATTTGTTTCCACCAACAATATCACCAGATGCTTTGGCACCTCGTTGATTTACAATATTTGTGGTTTGTGTAACACGATTACGGTTACTCGAGAAGTTGACCTCTTGAGTCACCTTCACTTCAGTCTTCTTTTTTCCGAAAAGCCATCCGAACATCTATATCTCCTTCATTACAAGATCATATTATACTGATTCTTTAACTATGTCAACCGACAAGTTCAGATTCATCGGTAAAGTATGCAAGTATTTTATGATCGTTTACAATTGATCCCATGGATTGATATTCATCAGGCCAACGTGGTTCATTGACTTTTTCATAGACTTGCATAAGATCAGGTTCTTTCCTGTGATCCGCATGTACTAGATAATGATTGCAATCATATTCAACGAGTACTTTCATTATTCTGTTCCTCTTGAATTTCCTTGATAATAGCAGCCATTTCATCAGTATTAACTTCGGCAAATTCATCAACATAGGCTTGAATTTCCCAAGCAACAGTTTTTGGTTCCCAATCCCAAACTGGTTGGCCATTTTCAGCAGAGTTCTGCATCAGTTCAAGCAATTGCTCTTTCATTTCGTTAACCTCCATAATATTCATGCCCGCTCCAGTTACAAAGAACTTTTCCGATTGCATCATATACGGGACTAACACCGCAATCGGTTGTAGGTTCATATTTAGCCGCATAATCATACAAGTCAGGAAACAAATAGATAGAAAGAATATGAATATTCATCGGCGGGCCTGGATGCCGTGGATTTTGGAACACGTCTACACGCTCGATCAGATTTTTAATATGTTCTTTTTGTTCTAGAGCATGAATTGCGGTTTTCATATCTCTCACTGTAACAATATTACTCGGAATACGCTCGTTAACATAAGAGAGACTTTTATTCAGATAAGCAATAATTGGTGTAAGATCAATAGAATTTTTCTGATCATGTTCATCGATTGCTTTTTTAATATGTTTTCCAAGCAGTCGAGCTTTTGTTGCTGCAATGTCAGTCATAATTAATTTCCTTCACAGCGAATGTAGGTAAGAGTTTCGGCATCAATTGCAGGTGCCAGACTTTTTCCATATCCACCTGCACTATCAAAATAATATTTGACACCATTCAAGCAAGCAACTTCAAACCCATTCACAACTTCATTTGTAGTTTCAGTTGGTTTACAAGCAACAAGAAATAGAACGGATACAATGACAAGATATTTCATTGGACTTCACCTTCAACAAAAATATTGGTAGCATGGATTTCACGAACCGATTCATCATCCCATTGGACTTTAAGAATTGTTTGAAATCCATTATTTGAGAACCCAACGATGTGACCAAACATAGGACGAGCATCTTCTCCAGTGTGTAGACCACCGCAAGAACCATCTTTCTCACGAACAACAGTTCCGATTTTATATTTCCACATTCATTTTACTCCGAAGAAAGTTTTGACGTCCTTCCAGGTGCCCGTCACGAGCGGCTGATTGAATCCATTTTCATGACCCCAAACCTCGGCCCGACCTTTAGTTGCATTAAAACCGGAGGAAGGAATAATGGTGTAAAGAACATCACCGGTTACCATGTCGCAGATACGAATGTCGTCATAGAGACTACCGATCATCGGACAGTTATTCTTGAAGAACACATAGTTCTTTTCAGTGTCGATTTTGGAAGACTTCATGAGACGAAGAACTTTTTTGCCGAGGTTCTGGGTTTTTGCAGCAAGAGAAGTGTCGCGGCAGAACCAGTCATACCAACCGGCTTCAATCTGAGTGGATCGCTTGTTTGCATCAAAGTCACCGCGGAGAAAACGAATAGCAAAGTCGGCGATGGGCATATTAGACATCTTGTAGGTTCCTCTGTTACCTTATAGAATCAGTATAAACTATTTGTAAGTAAATGTCAACCACTAAAAAGTTTCCAAAGTACAAAAATTGGAATTGACAACGGCCAAAAAAGCCCCGCAGCACAAGATACCAGTGCATCGAGACCTTCAGGATCACCATCTTTATTTTGTTTATCAAAATATTTAAGTGACTTAAAATAAACAAATAATCCAATAACTAGGTAACTTGCAAATAAAAGTTCAGTTACCATACACTCAATCCTTTCTTGCGGATTACATTATTAATCCGCTTCTTCAGAACATCTACGTTAATGTCATAATCTTCTTGGATATCATAGAATGCTTCCCATTTTTCATTCTGGGACATTTGCATCTTATTATCTACAAACCATTCAATACGCTTATTGAGATTTAGAACACGAATTTTATCTTCGTAATCAAGCTCTTCGAGAAGATTTTTTCTTTGTTTTTCAAGTACTTCCATCATGCTACGTTCCAATCAAGATCTTCTTTTGTTTCAACAGATTCATAACCATCATATTCAGTGATACGGTACAAATTGCCTTCTGGAACATCTTCGATCCGAAGTTTTGCAAAGGTGCCGCTAGCCTTGTCACCAAGCGTTTCTACGACTTGAACAAGAATCGGATCATCTCGTTTAATCGAGTGGGGACCATAGAAGTTTTCTAGTCCTTCTACTTTAAACGTATTACCCCATTTAGTTTTTTCTTCTGTATACTTGAAACCTTTTAGATCAAGATACATGCGAGTTGCTTCATCAGAAATACCAAATCCACCATAACAAGCATTATATACAATTTTAGTCATTTTGATTCCTCATATTGTTTTAAAACATTTGTAATACGATCATTAGATTCTCGAAACCATTCTACACAAGATTCTGCGCAGGCTTTTGCTTGTGGATCATTAATATAAAATGAAAGCACATGAAATTTATCTTCTGCTTCAAACATATCAACAAGACACCGTTTTAGTTCTGCAATTAAACTAGCTTCAGTCATTAGTCAAACCTTTCCAAAATGAATGTTCCAGAATATATTCGGCAGATATTATAAAAACTGATTTATGTTCATCAGTCCGTTTTTCACCTTCTGGAAGTTTTCGTTCAATCAGATGAAATACTACAGAATGATCCAGTGGCTGGGGTTTCTCAATTCCAATCACAAGTTTATTTCGATGTGTCGGTTTAATATGGTGCAAAAATTGCGTTGCACGGGCTAAATCACTGATAGAAGAATCTGCAAAGTCCACCATATTAAACCTCCATCCAGTTCATCATTGCTTCGTACTTCGGACCGTTACCAACAGAGTCACGTATCTTCTTGATTACAAGGGCCCGAAGTTCCTTTCCGTCAAGAGCAGAGAAGATGAAAGCAGCATCTTCTTTGTTAAGGAGGTTCGGAACAAAGTTGATAGCAACTTCCTTCTTTACTCCACCATGCAGGACACGAGCAAGAGTGACAAGACCTTCGAGTCGACCAAGAACGTTTTCAATAGCAGCATCGAGTCGAAGTTCATATGCGCGAACAACAGCAAGATCAGTTGCATCCAACAAAGGCAGGACGTCATCGAGTTGTTCATTCACGATGATATCAGCAATGTTCCGATCAGAACGGATCAGGTCCTTGGTCTTGTGGATACGGACATACCAATCATTCTTGATTTTCAGCATGTGGCCCGTGGTAAAACGGATGATGTCACCCTCACGTCCCTGTTGTTGGCGGGCACGTACGATGTAGTCTGACAGCCCACCGTCTACAGACCCATACTGCGGAACAACCTCGAAAGGAGCACCGAAATGCAAGTTGCTGATATACTCACCAGTAACAGTGTTACGAATGGCGGTCAGGATCAACTTCGGCTCAGAGTAGTCAATAACGATCTTGTTGGTCGGTGCAATGTATTCAAAGATCGGAGTTAAGCCATCGTCCATCATATATTCAAGCCAATCATACTGATTAGCATCAAGCAACTTTTCAGACTCGACAGCGATATCAGTCACACCCATCTTGGTGGCAAGACGAATCATTCCGTTCATGCGGAGCGGACGAATCATCGAGCCGTCCATCTTTTCCATGATAACATGAGGTTGAGTCATGTCAATCATATAAATCTGAGTCTCTTCACGCTCGTTCACGTTGAAGAACTTGTGATAGGGCCGCGACATGATGTTGCCTTCAGTATCGAAGATGATACCGCGGCACTCACGACGAATAGCAGCGCCAAGATCATCAGGACCAGCCATGTTGAAAGTATCCGCCATGGCCACAACATAGTTAATTACCGTGCCAAACTCGCGCTCAGCAACAATAAATTCGGAACGGCCTTCGATGTAAGGAAGGACATCAGTGATGGTACGAATTTCAGGAAACACATAGTTCATTTTCAGTCTTCCATCATTACAAAAAAGTTGTGGGTGCCAGCAAAGAAGTCGTTCAGCCAGTCATTGATCATTTGCTTGTAGTCGCTATAGTGAGCGACTGGATGAGTCAGGAGCTTTAGACCTTTGATTGGATCAAAGGTCGTGTAGGCAGTTTCATAAACCGTGTATTCTACATTGATCATGGTCAGTTCCTCTTACCTTATAGAATCAGTATAAACTATTCAGGTGGTAATGTCAACCCACTTAATCAAATTAAAATCAGGAAAAACAATTTTTGCATGCACAACTTCACAGAGACCATTCTGAACTCTTGCTTTCCAAAAATCATCAGATCCTTCGCCCTTACCTTCAAGTTCAATTAGAATTTTTGGATATTGCAAGGAGACTCGCGCGCAATCTTCTTTCCAGTCATACCATTTTGATTCAAAATAATTTGTAAGTGTGGTCCCATCATCCAAAAATTCATAGTCATGAAGATCAAGATCTTTTGCAATCTTCAAACCTTGGTTTGCATTATCAAGATTTGAAATTTTTAACTCATATTGTGTGTAGTATCCCATTAAAATCCCCCGTTAGTGTCCCAGTATTCTGCATTTTCTTTTTCAATTTGATCCCACTGTTCTTTGAGAATCGACACATCATATTCATTAGCCAAATATGGCTCTTGCCAGTAAGGTTCTCCGACAGGTGCCATTACAGAGGTTCCACCTTCATGAACATAGAACATATCGCTGTAATCTGCATCTACATAGATGCGAATTTCCCCGCCTTCTTCATAAGAAGACCAGCTAGCTTCATAAACAAGTTGCATTTTAAACCTTCATACATAGAAGTGTAAGTTTGGCATAGCGCCGAATTTCTTCATCGGATGATTCTGAAAAGTCAAACGAATACATTCGTTCATAGACTAGACTGGCAGTTTCCATAGGAATATTCAGAAGTTCAGAGATAACACTAACCCAGTACATTGTGTTTCCTTTTCATGCCTTATAGAATCAGTATAAACTATTTGAAATCAAATGTCAACAAAAAAGGCGAGGAATTTCTCCCTCGCCGAAATTTATTTGTAAGGATAGATCTTATTTTGTAGTAATGGTTGTATCCACTGCAAGATCTTTTGCGGTTTTCACCATCAGCATGTTCATGAAACTTTCAACAGTCCCAAGGGCCGAACCAGAATTTCCTGAACCATTGCCACCAGCAATAACTGTGGATGGAACATTGATCTTGGAAGCAGCATCAGCCCATACTTTTTGTGCTTCGGTCCATGCCGCAAGTTTTTGTGCAAGAGCACCATCGGCCTCAAGGATTACACGCTTTTCATATGCAGCAGCATCGGCACCAACTTGAACAGATTCAGCATCAATTCGAGCACGTTCAAGGTTAATAGCAGCAGTTTCCTTTGCTACACGAGCCTCTTCACGGACACGTTCAGCAGCAGTAATTGCAAGTTTCTTCTGGGTTTCGGCCTCGGTGGTCAACTGGATTTGTTCGGTCTTTGCTTCTGCTTGACGCTTTGCAATTTCAGTATCACCTTCTGCAATTCGGAGCAGACGCTGTTCCTCTTGTTCAAGCCGCTGTTCCTTTGCAATGACCCGACGAGATACAGCATCCTTACGCTTCTTTTGTTGTTCCTCGAATGCAGGGTCAGCCTCGATTTTTTCTAGGATTGCCTGACTAACTAGGATACCATATTGCAGATATTCCGGAACAGTACGAATTTCTTTACCATTACCATCAAGCACCTTTTCGGCAACCATGATAGTGACGGTGGTAGCACCAACATCTGAAGTATCAGCTGCGTTTACAGTATCAGATGCAGCAGCACCGGAAGAATCAGCATTCAGTGCATCAATTACTTTTGGAACAAGTTGGACTTTGGGTTGACCTTTCATCAGAGTATCTTTGAACTCGATTTTAAATTGATCTCGCATCTGGCCAGAGAAATACTGTTCCATAGTAAACATGTTAGCAACAGTGTCGATTGCTGTAGTAACACTTGGACGAAGTGTCGTGGTAATCAGGCGCTCTGGTGACCGAAAGTCGCGGGCCATTTTCAAGAATTGGTCCGAATCTTGAGGAATACCGAAACGAGTTGTTTGGAATACATCGCCAGTCCAGTTATCACTCATACGAACATTATATGAGCCGCTAACTGAACTTCCTTCAGCGTCAGGATCAAGTGTATGTGCTACAGTAATGAAGTAAGGCCATGCAGTTGAAGTTCCCCAGGCAGAAAAATACCAACCAGTTTCACAAGTTGAACTTTCAGATCCAAAAATTGTTCGGACGTGTTGGCAATAACCAGCATCATTATAACTGATGGCACCAAAACCACCGATGAGAAGACCAAATGATGCAAGAATAGGAACAAAAATCCTTTTCAAAGTACCAAGTTCTGCCGGCACCCTGACAAGTTTAAGTACAGTAGCAAGTACCAAAAATAGTACGGCCATAAAAATAGTAAACATTGTATAGTTTCTCCTTAGTGTGTTTTATTTAGTTGTGTTTGTTGATCTTTGTATTCGGTGTAAACCCATACAAAGAATGGAATATATGCTAGAAAAAGTGCAATCGCTAAGTTCATTTATCTTGTTCCCTATTATCAACTACCTTTTCGACAATATTTCCATCTTCGTCCTTATCTTTGACATATGTATAAGTATTTTTACTTTTAACAGGCCAGAAGATACCGATAACAAGAACGATAAAACATGTAATAAGAATTAGCGTAATCATGATAGAATCTCAGCTGGTTCAAATTCTGTTCGGACTGTTTCAGGAGTCCCGTAATAGACACTCCATTTCATACGAAACTTCTTTCCAGTTTTGTGTAAAAAATCACGGGTGAATACTCCATAATCCTCTTGACTGTCAATACATTCTTCATCTGAGATTGCAGTAAAAAGTGGATGAAGTTCATCAATGATGCAGTGTAGGTGTTGCTCGATAATTGATATTGTCATTAGGTTTTTCCAATAAGTCCTCTGATAAATGCCCAAATGAAGAAGATAGGAGTTAGAAAAATCAGTAACAATAACCCTATCCAAAAATGTTCTACAAGTACAAGTGCAGAACCATATACTGTTACTAGAATGAAAGCAAAAAC